ATGACACAAGAGAATCCGCCATCCGGCGAGGAACCGAAAAAGAGCACATTGAAACTGCTGCTTCGGTCGAAGCCACTGGTCGATGTCGAGACATCTGCGGGTCGCGTCTACTTATATCCGCTGCGGGTGCGTGACATGACCGATTTCGGGAAGCTCGAATCCGGCGATGCGGTCAGCCAGATCAGGGCGTTCCTGCCGAGCATTGGCAGCTTGACCGTTGAGTCCGATGAAGCACCGGAACGCGTTCCGCTCGATGCCGCGATTGCTGCTGATCTCTCGAACGACGAGATCGAGCGGATTGCTGATGCCTATGCCAAATCGTCTGCGTGGCAGACGATCCGTGAAGGCTCGCAAGAGCGCAAGCCTGCCGTGCGGGAAACGGGTGAAGCGGCATCTGCCTATCTGGCGCGGTTGCTCAAGACCGAAGTCGATGACTATCACCAGAGCGCGAAGCGAATGCACGACAAGATGTTTGGCTCGGCGCGAAGTCTTTTCGACCACGTTCAAAAAAGCACCAGTCTTTTCGATCAAGTTCGCAAGAGCACGTCGGCCTTGGGGTCGACCTTGAGCGCCTACGAGGAACTCACAAAATTCACAAAGCCCACGCCACTTGAAGTCCATCCCATCCAGACCGATCACTTCAGCAGGGTGAACGATATTCTGACGAAGCAAGCGCGCGAGCGTGCGGAAGAACGCGCCGAAGAAATGGAGATAACGCGCCTGACGGGACAAATGACCGCAGAGTCCGCCAAGACCCTCAAAGACTTGGCGGAAGCGGCAACGACCCTGATGGAGCAGATGGACGAGCGCGACCGAAGAACCGATCAGTCCACGCGCAAGCAGATCACCATCGCGGTGTGGTCAGTGGGCATCTCGGCGGTCTTGGCCTTGTTTGCCTTGATCGTTTCCGGCTTCGCATATTTCCAAGACCAGGACAACAACACATCTGGCGATCAGTGGCAGGCGAGAATGTTGACCGCCATCGAACAGGGAAATCAGCAGCATGCCGCCGTCGAGCGGGAGAATCAGGCGCTTCGTGAGAAGGTGAAGTCTCTGGGCGCCCGCATCGTGGATCTGGAAACGGCTCAACACGCTGCCGTCAAATCGACGCCGTCCAAACAGAAGCCCGATTGAGGCGGCGGCGCGACAGAAGAACACAGAGGAACGAGTATGGCCCGTATAGAAAACCACAAATACAGCATCGAGGAAGCCTTCAGGGAGTGCTTCTACATCGTTCCGGACTACCAGCGCGAGTACGTCTGGACAGACAAGGAAGTGCATCAGTTGCTCGAAGACATCGACGAGCAGATCGATGCGGGGACGACGCGGGAATACTTCATCGGCACGGTGCTGGTGTCGCCGACCGACCAGAAGAACCACTACGAGGTCATCGACGGACAGCAGCGCCTGACCACGTTCTTCCTGCTGCTGTGCGCGTTGAAGCACCTGTTCCAGGGCGAACCGCAACGGCAGACCGTCAGCGGTCTGATTTCGACCAGCTACACGGACGGCGACGGCGAGACGCGAACCAGCCTGAAGCTGGAGCCGCGCTACGAGAACGCAGGCGAGGTCATCACCAAGCTGGTGGAATTAGACGCCGACCCGCAGGCAGTCCGGTCTGGCATTCAGTCGTCGGGCATCGCCAGCTTCGGGTCGCTGGAAAACTTGGTCAACGCCTACGGCACGTTGTACCGCTACCTGAAGGACAACTACGACAGCCCGGCCAAGCTGAAGAAGTATTGGGGCTATCTGGCGAACAACGTGGTGTTCATCCAGATTTCCACGGACGTGAGCAGCGCCCTGAAGATTTTCGAGACCATCAACGAACGTGGCGTCGGCCTCAACCCGATGGACTTGCTGAAGAACCTGTTGTTCACGCAGGTGAAACAGGCGCAGTTCACCCAGCTCAAGGACGAGTGGAAAAAGATCACAAAGCCGCTGGAGAAGGATAAGGAAAAGCCGCTACGCTTCCTGCGCTACTTCCTGATGGCGAACTACGTCATCAAGAACGACCGTGGCGACGCTGTGGTGCGCGAGGATGAAATCTACGACTGGTTCGTGGGCAAGGACAACGCGGCGCTGTGCGACTACGCTGGCAAGCCCTTCGAGTTTGTCCGCAAGGTCATCCGGAACGTCGAGCATTACCTCGCGTTTTCCAACGGGCTGGGCAACGACGGCAAGCCCAGTCTTGCGATGGACAGCCTCAAGCGGTTGGCTGGCGGCGCCTTCAGCTTGCACTACGTCCTGCTGCTGGCGGCGGCCAGTTTCCCGAAGCCGCTGTTCGATCATTTCGTGGCGCAGTTGGAGAGCTTCCTTTTCTACTACATCTTCACCAAGACGCCGACCAAAGATCTGGAGCGCAGCTTTTCCCAATGGGCCGATGAACTGCGCGCGATTGCGGGCGCGACCGATCCTGTGAAGCAGAAGGTGCAGCTCAACGCCTTCATCGCCGATCGCTTCGACACCAACATGGCGGGCAAGTCGCAGGAACTGGTCGACGCGCTCCGGCGCTTCACTTTGCATTCGATGCAGCAGTACCGCACGCGCTACCTGCTGGCGCGTCTGACGCAGCACGTCGAGATGGCCTTCAGCGGTTTGGAGACCCCCGGCAGCCTGGAGCCGTTCACCAATCTGGAGATCGAGCACATCCTGCCCAATAAGCCGCAGGCCGATCTGCGCAGCAAGTGGGCCACCGAGAATCCGGGGATGGCCTATGACGACTACAAGAACCGGCTGGGCAACCTGACCTTGCTGGAGAAGCCCATCAACATCGTTGCGGGCAACGATTTCTACACAGCGAAGCAGGCCGAGTACCGCAAGAGCGGCAACTACCTGACTCGCAGCTTGGTTGAACTGACCAGCGTCGGCCAGAACACTTCAATCTCCAGAATCAATGAGAAGTTGAAGGCGTTTCCCGCATGGAACGCCAAGGCCATTGAGGAGCGCCACGGGCTGCTGATAACCTTGGCGCAGGATGTCTGGAAGACAACGCCTATCGACGTTTGATTCTTTCAGCGCCTTATTTCATCTCCCTGACCCACGCTTGCAACGCCCTTAGTTGCTCGGCGTTCTCGTGGCAGGTCTGGTAGTTGCCGACGACGGCTTCGGTGACGGCAGAGAGCGTAATTCCTGCGGCGGTTGCATCAGCATCTCCGGCGGGTTCGGGCAGGTCACCGGCGGCGGCAGCGTCGTGCAGGCGCACAAAGCCACGGTTGATAGTGCAAGCAGCATCGGCTTGAGCGGGCACATAGACGGGAACCTCCTTGATGATGGTGTCGCCCTTTTCGCGGACGACGTGGACGCGGTCGACGTACTCGGTGACGACCTTGACGGTGGCTTCGGCCTGACGCTGGCGCATGGTGGCGGCTTGCAGGGTTTGTTGCTGGATGGCGGCGTCCCATTGCGCCTGAACGTGCCCGGCCCCTTTGATCCAGCCGAAGCCGATCAGCGCGGCGGCGAGTAACGCCAAGGCCAGCAGGCGGTACGGCCAAGGGATCAGCGTCATGGCGTGCTCTCCCCGAGGCACTGGCGGGACTCGGCCTGACGCCGCGTAGCGAGGCCACCGCACAGCCGCGCATTGACGGGCAGCGCGCAGTCCTTGCCTTGGAAGAAGCGCCAGCGCAGCAGTTCGGCGCAGGCTCCGGCGTAGTCCTCGGTGTTGAGTTTCCTCACCAGCGTGGACTGGCAGAACGCGCGGCTGCCGACGTTGTAGGCGAAAGACACGTAGGTGTCGTACTCGTGCTGCGCCAGCGGCACGGTCACGCATTGCTTCAGCGCCCCTTCGAATTGCTGCACATCGGTCAGCGCCCGTGCCAGCGCTTTTGGCGGCGTGGTGGTGTCGCCGATTTTCACGCCCGAAGTCGTACCGAACCCAATGGTCGGTACATCACCCTTGACCGGAATCACCGCGCGGTCGGTGTAGCCCTCGTGCAGCACGATGCCGACCAGTGCGGCGGCGGACAAGGTCAGCGCTGCCACGGTGCGTCGCGTAGTTGGCGATGATGGCGGGCGGATCATCGGTGCATCTCCGGCTGCGCCACCAAGCGTGCAATCGCCGCGCCGATGCTGGCGCTGAAGGCCAGCAGCACGAACACGCCACGCGGCAGCACGTCGCTGAACAGCGGCACCACCACTTCCGCCGCTGTGAAAATCGCCGCGACGATGGACAGGCGAATGCTCCACGCCCGGCGTGCGATCTTGCGCCAGTCGCCCAGCAAGCAGATTTTGCGGGCGGTCATTGCGGGCCTCCCATCAACTTCAACTTGATGGCGGCCCCGACCAGCAGCGCGGCCAGGAGGCCGGTGGTGATGACTTTCACGGTGGTCTGCCACGCCGTGCGACGGGCATCGCGCCATGCCTCCAGCAGGTCGCGCAGTTCGCGGATGTCGCGGGCGGCGTGGCCATTTTCCAAGCCGAGGTGGGCCAGCACCCGTTCGGCACCGCGCTCGGCGGCGCGGTCGAGCAGTTCGTCGAAGTCCTCGCGCCGGATGAGGAGCATGTTTTCGACGAGCGCAGGCTGTTGTTGTTCGGATTCGGTCATGGCGGTCTCCAAAAATGCGAAACCCGCCTCGTGGGCGGGTTCGGGTGGTTGCGGGTGGATAGAAATCAGATGGCGATGCCCGCGCTCCAGCCTGCGGATTTGTAGGCACTGAGCTTGGCCTCGTCCTCGATGTAGCAAAGCCAGCCGACCTTGGGCGCGTGGTATTCCCACACGCCATCGATGCGCACGGCGATCTGGTTGGTCTTGCCTGCCCACGCGCCGGTGGCGGCGGCAGGAATGAGGTAGCGGTCGCCATTGGCGGGGCTGGCCGGTGGCGTGGTCAGGTCGCGGTCTTTTACGGACAGGCCGACCGTCGCGCCGAGGCGTTTGAGGTTGGCGTCCATGCCGCTGTCCCAGCCGGACTCGCCGAGCGTCCAGCCGTAGGTGAGTCCAAGGTTCGGATCGGTCGATGACATGCTTATCTCCAGAGAGGGGCGGCTCGCCGGATGCGCCGAATGGCTTCCGGATCACCAGTGCGATGGCTTTGCTGCGGGTGCTGCCGCCAGTGCCGTCCGACGATGGGCAGGTGCAGCACGCCTCCGCGTTTGGCGACCAGCAGGGTCAGCAGCCAGTCGGCGAAGTTGTTGATGTCGGTGGTTTCCGCGAGCGCTGCCTCCACGGCAGACCGGCGCATCACGATCAGGCCGTGAACGTGGCTGGCGCTGTTGGCGTGCTGCCAGCGGCTATAGGCCAGACGCCGCACCGCGATGTCGCGCCCGGCTTCGTCCATCAGCGCCTCGTCGCTGTAGGCCATCACCGCTTGCGGGCAGGCATCCAGCGCATCGGCCAGTTGCTTGAAGACGCTGGCCTCGTACAGATCGTCGGGATCGACGAAGGACACCAGCGGCAGAGCGCCCTGTGCATAGCCAGCGGCGCGGGCTTCGCCGATGCGCCCGGCAATGCCCGGCACGACGTGCAACTGGATCGGCGCGCCATCGAGGCTGGCGATACAGGCCTCGCGCCATTCGGCAGGCTCGTTCAGGGTGAGCAGATGCACATCGATGCGGGCGTCGGTTGGCGTTTCCATCAGAGTCCTCCCCAATACTGGCCCCAGCGCAGGCCGTAGCCCACGCGATCCATGACGCGAACCTGCGGCTGCCAGCTCTCCAGTCCGTCGCGTTCGGCGCTGATTTCCACGCTGATGCGGTCGCCCAGCGCTCCGGCGTCTGCGGCAGCCGTGGCCACGTCCCACACGAAATCCGTTCCCGCGATACCGGATGCCGTATGCACCAGCGTGTCGTTGCGATCACGGATGCGCACGGTGTAGGTCACGCCCGGTTCCGGGCCGATGTCGCCCTCGTCCTGATGCACGAGGTAGGCGGTCTGCTGGATGCGGTCGCGGTGCGCCCACGCCACGGCGAGATTACCGGCCACCACGGCAGGCTCGATCTGACCGTTGAGGCGGATGCGCCCGGGTGGATACGGCAAGGCCTGCCGCCCGGTGAGCAGCAGCGGCTGGCCATTGGCGGCCAGTTCCGCATCGCCCTGATCGGTCGAGGTGCGCGGGATCGCGGCCACGAACACGGATTCGCCCGGCGCGCGTTCCGTCCCTTCGGCAGCCAGCCATTCGCCGACACCGATCAACTGCGTACCACTGGTGTGCGCTTGGGGCGTGGTGTCGAGCACGCCGCGCGCCAGATCGATGCTGGCCGCACCGGCATCGAAGGCCAGCACGGCGACGGCTTCGCGGATTTCGCCAGCGGCATCGACCAGATAGGCGTAGCTGCCCACGGCCAGCCGTTCCGGTTGGCTGATCGCCGTCACCGGCACCGCGACGGCATCCGCCTCGCTGGCGGACAATGCCGCATCGAGCGTGAGCAGCGGCGCGTAGTCCTCACCGGCGATGACTTCGATGTCGCCCGCCGATGCGCCGGTGGCGAGTTGCCAGTTGAGTTGCCCGTCACCACCCGCCGCCAGCGCGCCCACTGCCGCATCGGTGTCGGTCAGGTAATCCAGCTCGGCCCGCGACAGACTGCGCGCCAGTTCCCAATACGGGATCTCCACCGCCAGCACCAGGGTGGGCGGCAGCGGCTCCTGCGTGGGTTCGTCGATGATGGGCGGCGGCGGGGCCAGAACAGCGCTATCCAGCCCGAACACATCCTCCATCGCCTCGATGCGCCATTCGGCAGCGCCCAGCGTGCCGGTGTCGATGCTGGTGACCCGCACCACCATCTGGTCGATGCCCAGACGCGGCCAGTTGAGCAGGAACACATCGCCCGGCAACGGCGCGCGTTCCAAGGTATCGCGGGCCACGGTCAGGCTCATCCGCGCCAACGGCGACCCCAAGGCGCGCAGATCGCGCAGTGCCAGACGCGCAGCCAGCGGGCCGTAATTGACGCCCGGATAGTTGCGGCGCTGGTTGATCACGCCGCCCTGCAACTGGATGGCGGCGAGGTTTTCCACAGTGACGGTGGTGTCGCCGCCGGTTTGCCAGTCGGTGTAGACCACGCTCAGTTCGTTCGGCAGTTCGCCCCACTGCGCACGCTCGAAACGCTCCAGCCGCACGATCTCGTCCGGCCCCAACTGCGGCAGACTGTCGATCCAGTAGTCGTCGCGCAGCAGTTTCAGCTCGAAGGTGCCTTGCTCCGGATCGGTGTAGAGGATGCCGCCGATGTGGTCGATCACCTGACCGATGAAACTCTCGATGGACTGCTGCCGCGTCCAGATCAGGTTCAGGCCGAAGCCCTCGTCCGACAAGGCCCACGCCGCGTTCCAGAAACTCCAGCCGATGCTGTCCTGCGGATAGCCCATGCCCCAGTGCGGATCGGTGAGGCACTGCACCAGAATGTGCGCCGGGTTCATGCCCACACTCACCTCCTGGCCGCTGTCGTCATCCCAGACGCGCACCTCGGCGTTCCACTCCATCCACGGTGTGTCGTGCCAACCTGCCGTGAAGCGGCGCACGCGCACCGCCCACGGTTTGAGGTAGGGATTGTTGGCGGCGAACTGGATTTGCCGCACCACCAGCGACAGCACGCCCCGGAATGCCGGAATCGCGCTGCCGAGACGCGCCATCAGGTAGTCGTTGCGTCCCTGACTGGCATCGCCGGGCAGCACATCGATGGTGCCGATCACACCGCCTTCGCGCTCGTCTCCGCCAAACAACGTCGGCTTGTTGATCGACAGACTGGCGAGGCCGTGACCGCTGGACAGCGGGCCACGGTCGGCATCGCCCCACGCGGTGCGCTCGCCCATCTGGATTTCCTGCATAGCATCGACCGGCCCTTGGCAGAGCACCAGATGCAGGCCCATGCGGTAGCGGTAGCCGACGGTTTGCTTCTTGCTGCTGCCGCCCATCAGCCATGCTCCTGCGCAGATCGGGCGCGGGCGTGTTCGACCACGCGCTGTGCCATCGCATCACCGGTGGCCAGCAGCGTTTCCGCGTCCAGCCCGTCGCGCACAAAGGCGCGGAAATCCAGCGCGTGCCGTGCAAACCACGCACGCGAACCGTTCACGCACAGGCCCACGGCGCGCACGTCGTCGATGGTGACGATCACGTCGCTGTTCATTTCTTGCCGCCTTTCTTGCGGATCGGATCGGCGACCAGATCGCCGTACCAGACCACGTTGGCCCCGCGCAGCAGCACGGTGCCGAACACGACCGGGATCGGGCGGCCTTCTTCGGCGGTGGGCGCATCGACGTCGGAAAGCGATGCCGGTTTGGGTTCGGGCGGTTTCGGCGCGAGCGCGACCGACACCAGCGCCGCCACCACGATGACGACGAGGTACCACATGGCAATTCCTCAAAGGGGGTTCAGAACACGCCCGTCGAAAACGGGTTCTTGCTCGGGATGGCGGGAAAGCCGCCGTAGTTGTCGAGGTTGTCGAAGCGCGACTGGCAGGTGGCGGTACTGTGATCGCAGCCGACCGTCAGCAGCACTTCCGTGCCGGATTCGATGGCGACTGGATAGAGCAGCTCCACGCCGCTGCCGTAGTCGCTGATGATCATGTGGCGCGCACCATCGGGCGTTTGCAGCCAGCCACCGGCCAAGCCGCCGCTGACGCTGCCGGGCACACCGCCATCGAGTTCGACGTTGCGGCCATAGACGTCGAGAACGAAGGCGCTGCCGGTGATCGGCGATGCGCCGCAGGCACTGGAATACAGCACATGGGAACACTTGCGGCTGTAGAGCCTGCGCAGACCGATGCGCTTCAGGCTGACCTGCGCCGATTCGCAGCGGATACGGGCGGCATCGGCGTCGATCTCGACACCCAGCACCCGACCCATCCAGCGCGTGCCCGACAGCCACCAGTAGTCACCCCAGTTATCGCGCCGCCCGATGCGCAAGGTGACCGATGTGGTGTCGCCGGTCAGCGAGGCGGCAAGCAGATGGCGCACCAGATCGCAGCTTGGCGGCAGCTTGAGTTCCAGCGCCGATTTGGCGGCTTCAGCCCCCAGCGCCAGTTCGTTGCGTTCGATGGACAGGCTGGTGTACGGCGTGCCGTCGAGATCGACATCGAACTCGTGCGGCGTCAGATAAAACTGCGCCGAGCTGCTGGCGAAGGCGTACAGCTCGACTTCCTGCAAAGGGTTCTGGCTCATGGGTAATCTCGTCAGGCGGGCTCGTAAACGATGCGGTCGTTGCCGCGTGGCTCGGGCAGCTGGCGCGCGGTGAGGGACAGCTCCAACAGCTCGGGGCTGTGCCAGTACAGATCGACGGCGTCGTGATCGAGGCGGCAGCGCGCCAGACGGATCACCCGGCTGCCGACTGGCACCGGCTCATCAAGGCCGGAGCGCAACACCAGCACGCCGCCACCATCGAGATGGCAGGTGGCGGTCAGCGCGTGCTGGCGCTCGCCATCGGGATGGACGATGGCGCAGGCGGCGGGTCGATGCCAGAAGGCGCTGACAGCTTCGCCTGCGACGCGCAGGAAACCGTCCTCGGGATCGGCATCGAACGTCACCCACAGGATCGGGGCCAGACCATCAGGCAACCAGAAGGCGTTCAAACGGCCTTGGGTCTGCCACAGCCGCGCACGCCAGACCTCGATTTCTTCCAGATTGCTGGCGAGATAGCGGCGCTGGAAGGTGGTGGTCGGCCACGGATCGTCGCGGCGCAGCCACGGGGCGGCGGGCGAGAAATCCTGCAGGGTGATCACCGCCGATACCGCAGCAGCAGGGTCGTCGCGCCAGTTGCCATCGGGCCAGACCGGCAGCTCGTCCAGCCACGGATCGTCGAGCAGGTCGTCATCGGGCGGTGGCGCGGGTTCCAGCTGGGCCACCACGTTGCCGCCGACCATGCCCGGTACCCACTGACTCAGTTCTGCCGGATCGACGGCGCGGCCCCACACCAGCGGCATCACGCTGCTCCCCGTTCCGGCGGCGCGCGCCAAGGGTTCGGCCAGCCACAGCACCTCGCTGTCGACGCTGTTCAGGCGCACCTGCTGCCAGCCATCGGGGGCGATGAGCAGCGCGAACACGTCGGCCTCGTTCCAGCCCTCGATGCCATTCCACGTCAGCCGCAGATCGGCGCTGGCCGCCACGAAGTGTTGCCAGTCCGAGTCGGCCACTTCCAGCGCAAAGGCACCGGCTTCGGCGCTGGCGGTCAGCGGCACCGCGTACTGCGGCAGCGGCCACCACGACGCATTGCCGAGATGATCGGCCAGCCAGTCGGCGACCAGCGCATCGGTCGCCCGCGCGTGGCCGACGTGATAGCTCAACGAGCGCCGGGGCACCTTGCGCCGCGCCTGCCGCGATTCGTTGCCGCTGGCCAGCCGCGTGACGCTGGTTTGCCACTCCAGCCGTTCGACCAGTGCTTCAGACCAATCGTGGCGGAAGGCGAACACGCCGCGCTGCGCCTCCGGCCACGGCGCATCGCCGAAGGCATCCATGCCGGTGGCGACGATGGCGCTCGATGCCGTGTCCCGGCGCAGCACCTCGACCACGAATACCGGCCCGACCAGCGGCGGCCAGGGGCGCGCCAGCGTTTCCACCAGCCAGTGCGCGGCCTGATCCGGAGGCCACGGCGCGCTGGCGGTTTCTGGCGTGAAGGTGGCGACAGCGCTGCCTGCACCGGCGCGCGACAGTACTTCGCCCAGAACACGCAATGCTTCGTTGCCCGGCGCGGGCTGGCTGCCGGTTTCGGCGATGTGCGCCGCAACGCGCCGGTCGGTCATGCCGACTCCACGCCGAATTCAGCGGCATTGAAGGCGGCTTCCGTCCATTGCACATTGCCGTTCGGATTGCGTTCGAACAGCGCGCATTGCCACGCCTGCTGTTCCTGCAGGATCACCTCGGCGCTCGAAGCGGTCTGCGCGCCACTGACCACCAGACCTTTCAGCTTGCCGAGGCCCGCATCGGTCTTGCGCGAGAGCATCGTCAACTGCACGCCAAAGATCGCGGGCGTGGCCATCACCGGCAACGGTTCGACATCGAAGCTCTGGCGCAGTCCGGCGCTGGGCGCGCTGATGAAGGTGGATTCATCCTCGTCACTGACGGCCTCCCAGGCATTCACGCCGGAGGGCGTCACCGTCCACTGGTTCAGGCTGCCATCGGCCTGTGCGTGCAGCGCATCCACGCGCACGTCGCCCAGGAAGGTGTTGTTGATCGTGCCCGTGGTGTCGGCGATGTAGAAGTCGTCGACGTCGATGGTCAGCGGGCAGTTCTGGCCCGGAATCGCGCCAAGGAACGCCGTGAGCAACTGCCCGCCGCCCTGAATCGTGTTCTGCGCGTTCATCTGGATGGCGAGCACGCCGTTCAGGCGCACCGACAGCACGCCATTGCTGGTGCCTTGCGTCACCTGCAGCTCGACGTAGTGCCAGCCGCGCGCCGGGGCGGTGCTGACCGAGGTGGTGATCAACTGCTCATAGCCATACTGCCAGCGGTAGAGCTTGAGCCTGCCGTCCTCGCCGATCTTCACCAGATGCGCGATCTGCGCGTTGGCATCGCGCACGCCCAGCAGCAGCGGCTCGGTGTAGGTGTTCTCATAGGCCACGACACGGATGGATGCGCCCACGATCAGGCTGGTCTTGGTGGCGTCCAGATTCTTGACGTAACCACCGCCCGAGCCTTCGGGCAGGCGCAGCGCGAATGATGAGGGTCGCCGCCCCTGCTCGCGGGTGGCCTGCGGCGAGAGGTAGGCCGCCTTGCCGCGCGCCAGCCACGGCTGGCCGTAGTCATCCAGCGCTTGCGGGTCGTAGTGGTCGAAGCCGTCGATGAACAGCAGTGCCATGAGAGGCTCCTTGGATTTCAGTTCTGCAGCGCCGAGCGGATGGCCCGCGCGTTGCGCCCGATGATGTTGACGATGACCCGCTCGCCCGCCGGTGTTTGCAGGTGGTCGTGGGTGACACCGGGGTCGATGGCGTTGACGATGCGCACCGCCTGATTCATCTGCGGCTGCGCGGGTGGTACCTTCACTTCCGGCACCAGACCGCCAGCCGCAAAGGCCAGTTCGCCGCCTTTGAAGCGCGGCCCGATGGACAGGCCGTTGAGCGAATCCAGAAACGCCACGCCGACCTGACGCACGGCAGCGGCGCGCACCACGTATTCGCCTGCCGACAGCCGCGCCGGAATCGAATCGCTGGTCGCCGTGCCCGCGCCCGACACCAAGCCGCCAGTGGCGAACTTCTTCACCTTGCCCAAGAGCGCCATCACGGCGGCGACCATCGCCACCATCGCGGCAATCGCCAGCCCCGGCCCAACGATGGGGATCGAGGCTTGCGACGCCGCCGCACCGGCACCGGCCTTGGCGGCATCCATCGACACTTCCGCCGTGGTCTGGGCCGATTTCTGCGCGAGCGTGGTGGCGCTGGCGGCGGCATCGGCCACTTGTTCCTGCTGGATGAAGCCGAGCTTGAGCGCCAGCATCCGCGCCTGCATGGCGATCCACTGCTGGAAGGGCTGGATCACGATCTGTTGCAGGAAGGCGTCAGCCACCTGCTGGAACAGGCTGGCCATCGCACTGCGCCAGGTCTGCGCACCGGTGATCATGCCGTTCAATGCGCTGCCAAAACTCTCGCCGATGCGGTTCCACAGCGGAGCCATCTCATCGACGACCAGCCGCGTGCGCGCCAGCTCGTTCTTCCACGCCTCGACGCGCAGCACCGCATCCGGGCCGATGGCCACCGCCGCCTGCTGCATCGCGGGCAGGAGTTGCTCCATCTCGGTAGCCGATTGCTGTTGCAGCGTCACGATCTGCTGGCGCGCCTGCGCTTCGGTCAGCAATCCGGCCTGTTGCTGGATGCCGATGGCCTCCTGCGCATTGCGCAGACGCTCGGTGACTTGCCGCCATTGGGCTTCCAGCGCGGCGAGGTTGGCCTGCGCCGCCTTCACGTCGATCAGCCGATCCACCAGCGACACGCCGTCGGCATCGCTTTCCGCCGCCAGCCGTGCCCGCAGATCGCGGTAGCTGCGCGCAATCGCCGCCTGCCGGTCGGCATCCGTCGCCGTGCCGGTGATCTGCGCCAGTTCCTCGTGCGCCTGCGCCAAGGCATCGGCCAGCTCGCGTTCGGCCTGCGCGGCCTTGCGGGCGTTGGCCTGCTCGATGTCGGCGCGGCGATTGTTGAGGACGATCAGTTCGGCTTCGGTCTTGGCAACCTCCGCTTGGGCCTTGAGGCGGTCGTTTTCTGACTTTCCGCCCGTGGCTGTCTGTTGGCTACGCGCCAATTCCTGCTGTTTGCGCGCGATTTCGGCATCGAGTTCTCGCTGCTCCAGCGCGGTTTTCTGCGCGTAGTAGTCGCGCACCGACACCAGACGATCTTCCAGTGCCGCGTCCAGCGCGGTTTGCTCGCGTTGCAGGTTGTCCTTGAGCAAGGCGAGTTCCGCATCCATCCGTGCTTTTAGCAGCGCGGTTTGCGCACCCGACGTGTCCTGCGCGGGCTTGGGCCGCGCCATGCGCGCCAGCAGTGACGGATCGGCCTGAATCTGCGGCGCTTTGACTTCGATGGGCTTGGGATCGAACAGGCTGTCACGGAACTCGGCCAGTTCGTCGAGGCGCTTGATCAGGCTGCCCTTGATGTCGGCGATGATGGCCTTGGCCCCGGCGGTGTTGCCCTTGAGGGCTTCGACCGCTGCCGCCACGCCCGCGCCGATGGCCTCGCCCAAGGCAACGAAGGCCTTGCCGACGGTGGCCGCGCCCAGCGCCAGGGTTTTGAGCACCAGCACCACGCCATCGAGAATCACCCGCAGCGTGCCGCCTTCCTTGGCCGACTCGACCATGCCGCCCGCCATGTCGTTCAGTGCGGGCAGCAAGGACGCGATGATCTGGTTGCCGATGCTGGTGCTGGCGAGTTTCAGCTTGTCGAGCGCGTCGTTGAACGCGCCTGCCTGCGCGGCGGTTTCCCCGCTCATCTGCACGCCCAATGCCTGCATCTCGGCGGACAGTTCGTTGATGCCATCGCGTCCCTGATTGAGGAACGGGATCAGCTCCGCGCCGGACTTGCCGAACAGTTGCACCGCCAGCGCGGTTTTTTCCGCGCCATCGGGCATGGTCTTGAAGCGCTCGGCCAGATCCAGCAGCACCTGATCGGTGCCGCGCAGCGTGCCGTCCTGATTCTTGAACTCGACGCCAATCGTCTTGAAGGTGCGCGCGGCTTCCTCGCCGCCGGTGGCCGCATCGACCATCGTGGTGGAGAGCTTGCGCAACCCCTTCTCGAACGATTCGCCCGAAACTCCGGACTGCTCCGCTGCCGGTTTCCACACCGACAAAGTCTCGACACTGACGCCGACGCGCTGCGACATCTCATCCAGCGCGTCGCCAGTGTTGATGGCCGACTTCACCATCGCGGTCAGACCTGCCACCGACACGGCCACGCCGAGGTTGGCCAGCACGCCGTTGACGCTCTTGGCGGTGTCCGTGAGTCCGCCCAGTCCGCGTTTGATCGAGTCGAAGGCGGCCTTGGTCTGGTCGACGGCACTGATCAGGATTTGGGCACGATTGCTTGCCATCAGACTTTGTCCAGTTCTTGTTGAATCGCCCGCGCCAAGGCAGGCAGCGCACGTTGCACGCCGCCCGCCAGATTCAGCCGCCGTTTGAGATCGACGCGCTTGACCAGTACGGCGATGGGGATTTCCTGTCCGCGCTTGATCTGCTTCGCACCAGAGCGCCCGCGCTCGGCGCGCTTGAAGCGGCCCAGCTGCGAGGCGTTCTCTTTGATGTTCTCGGCCATCAGCAGCACGCGGCCGTTCTTCTCGATGAAGAAGGCATTGCCAGAGCGCATCAGGCCGTCAATGACCGCCTTGAAGCGCTTGGGGCCGATGCGCCCGGGCAGCAGAGGTATCAGCAAATTGCCGCTCACCGTGCCGCCTTTCTCATGCAGACCGAGCCAAGGAATCTTGCTGCCCACCAGCAAGGCGGGCAGCGAGTTGGGCAAATGAGCGGGCTTCTTGTCGAACACATTCACGCCCATCGAGGAGATGAAGCTGTTGCGCTTGACGGTGAAGGCACTGCGCATTTCAGCGCGTGCTGCATCACGCACCTCACGTCCGCCAGACTGCATGCCTTTGGCGACCGCAGTGTGGACGGCACGTCGCCGCTCGCTGCTCCACGCCGCCAACTGGCGCGGATCGAGCAGGCCGGTGGTGGTGAGTGACAGGCGCACGATGCGTTATTCCTTCAGAGGATCGCGTTGCAGTTGTTCGATGGAACGCTTTTCGCCCTGCGCGGCGACAGCGACCACGCCGACGAGTTGCGCCAGACGCTGGCGTTCCAATTCCCCTTCGATGCGCAGAAAGGCCAAGGCCTGCGGCACGCTGTAGCCGAGTACGGCGTGCAGGGCGTGCCCGGCGTGGATCAGGCGGGCGACGGCGCAGTCCCAAGCGTGCGGATCAGCGGAGCCAGCTGATCTGCCGAGCGGGCGATGCCTGGCACCACTCGGCGCACGAAAAAATCCGCGTTCACCTCGAACACGGCGGCGGCCAGTTGCACGGCATCGTCCAGCGACAGATCGTCGATCCATGCCCGCTCGCGCCGGGTGGTGAGCGCGAGCAGTTCCAGTACGCCGTTGCCGTGGCGGGCCAGCAAGTCCAGCCAGTCGGGTTCGGCACTGATGGCGTCGGCAAAGGGCTGCACCACGGCCAGGAGGCGCGGCAGCTCGCCCAGACGCACCGGCGTCAATTCCAGTACGCCGCAGGCAAGCTGCACCACCACCGGCGCAGGCGGAAAGGTTTGGAAGTCGGTCATCGTCGCCATCTCCGCGTAGGTCGTCACAGCAGCACCAGACGACCGAACTGGCCGAGATCGCCGCCGACCGGCTTGGTCAAATCGGCCAGCACCTGACCCGACAGCTCGAACTTCAGCAGTTCATCCGTGATGATCGACAGCTCCTTGGCCGGGTTGATGGCCACTCGGTAAAGATCGATCACCACCTCGCGGTTGCCGTCGGCGGTGTTCAAACCTTCGAAACGAATCCAGCGCTCGGGCAGCGGCTGGGTGAACATCGCCGTGCTCTGTGCTGCGCCGTAGGCGTAATCGACCGTGAAGGGTTCGGTGTACGGGCCGCCGGTGGTGGCATCCAGAATCACCAGCGAGCCGTGCTTGGCGTTGACGCTGTATTGGGTGTCAGGCAGCAGGTTGGCATCCGCATCCTGGATCTGGACGGCAGAGACGTTTTGCAGCGCCAGCGGATACAGGCTGCCGGGCGTGACCGGATTGGGCAGCAGTTCGCCGGTGACCGTGCCGGGCGTGATCGTGGTCGTCGTGCCGTAGAGCGCCAGCGCCAGATTGGTGGCGATCAGTTCTTCCAGTGTGCAGGCGAATTCGCCTTTCTTGGTCTTGATCAACTGCAGGTCGGTCAGGCGCTGGCCCGACTGCGCTTCCTGATGCTCGATGGTGTCCACCGACAGCGACACCTTCAGTTCGGGCACGTTGCCGACGAAGGTCAGTCCGGCCGGGTTGCCGAGTTCATCGCGCGCACCGATGTAGACGCGGCCTTGTCCGGAAAAGTAAGCCATGGTCAGTCTCCTTGAGTGGCTGCCGTTGTGGAAACACCGGACGTGGCATCGCGGCGATTGGGTTTGTTGTCCGCAACAGGGGCAGCCGTTTTGGCGACGCCCTGCGCGATCAGCCAGCGGGCGCTGGTGTCATTGAGTTCAAGGCGGTCGCCCACGGCGAGGCGTTTGCCTGCGTGGGTGTGCGGTTTCAGCAATTCGATGTGCATGGAAAGTTCATCCTGTTTGGGTGAGATCGAGGGCGTGGGTGCGGTAGCGGACTTCGTAACGGGCGGGCAGTAGGACGGCACCGGCATCGGCGTCGTCGACCTCCCATTCGCAGTCGATTTCGCGCACGGCAATCGCAAGGCCAGAGAGATTCGAGTCGGCCAGCAAGGCCGCGTGCGCCGCCACCAGCGCGAGATCAGCCACGTCGAAGGCGTCCGTCCCACGCGCCACCACGGCGAGCCGGACGATCAACAGCCGGTCGACGAGGTGGTTGGCGTGGGCGGTGATGCTGTCGCCGTCGACGAACAGCAGCAGTGCGGGACTGGCTTCGCGGGTGACCGGCAGGGCAGGCATGCGCAGCACCGGGATCGGTGCAATGGCAGATGACAGGCGCGCGACCACTTCCCGCAAGACGCGCTCGCGGACGGAGTTCATCGGGGAATCCTCAGAGTTGGGAAAGCGACGCGCGACGCTCGAAGCCGTCGCCGATGGCACGCACGTCGCGCACCTGATAGGCCGTGCCCGCAATCTCGACGGTGTCGCCAGCGGCCAGCGTCAGCCACGCTGCCGGATAGGCGAGCTGGTAGTCGCGTGACAGCGCGAAACCATCGAGCACGGTTTCATCCGGCGCACGAAAGCCGCAATGCACCACCGCGCCGCCCGCCACCGTGACAGCGGTGAGCAGTCCGGCGTTGCGGGCCGCTTCGTAGAACGTCGCGACGTCCATCAGGCCGAGGTCAGCTTGATCAGCACACCGGGGCGATGGCACATCGGCAGCGGATTGCTCTGCGTGTGCAGATCGGTGCCCCGGTCGAACTTGCGCGGCTCCTGCTTGGCATACAGCGGCTGGCCGATGGTGTTCACCGTTTCGTTGAAGTCCGCCGGAGCGAAGTACGTGGCGAAGGTGTCCACCGTGCCCAGCGGGAAGGCATGTGCCTCCCCGGCGGCAATGAAACGGCGTGTATCGAGCGTGCCATCGTCCGTCACATAGGACGCTTGCCCCCGGTATTCCTCGAAGGTGATGCCGCTGTAGTTGAAACCGGCGCGCATGTCGTTGATCAGCACCGCACCCTGCTGCCAGTTCTGGTAGGCGGTCTTGACCTCCTTGTGGGTCACGAGCGCACGGAAGAATTCCGGTGAGCAAAGGACGTGGATGCCGGTCGAGAACTCTCCCTTCAAGCCTTCGTCCATCAGCCCCACCAAGGTCAGGCAGGCGCTTTTGAGCTGGCCGTTGTCGGTGGTCGTGGAGAACTCGAAAGGGACAGACTGCGGCGTGATCTGAAACTCGGTGAACAGATCGACCAGCGGGCTGCCATCGGCATCGAGGATCATGCCCTTGAGCGCGCCCATGCGCAGATGCTCCAGGGTAATCGCGTGCTTGTTGCGCATCGTCTCCAGATGACGCGCCATCACGCCGCCGATGGCCTCCATCTCGGTTTCCGAGCCGAAGGCGCGCAGGCCTTGCACTTCTTCCGGCAGCACCACGTCATCGTGCGGGATGTGCGGAATCACGAAGGAACGCAGCTTGCGCTGGCCACGCTCGCCCACGGTGCCGGGTGAACCCGGCGCACGCGTCGGCAACAGATTCAGGCGACCGGCAAACTCCTCGACGATGATCTGCCGGGTGCGTACCGGTTTGGCCGGGAACAGGTTCAACTGCTCCAGCCGCCCGTAGCGGTTGGGCAGCAGGTTGATGGCGGCGGTGAGGCTGGCCATCGAGAAGCCGGGGTTTTCAAAGGGGTTTTGCATTTGGGTTCTCCAAAAATGACGAAACCCGCCAGCGGCGGGTTTTTGCGGGGATGAGGTGATGCGTTGGCTCAGGCGCTATCGCGCACCAGCACGCCGAGGAAAGTCAGATGCGCTTCGGCGGCGGCTTTCTGCGTGGGCGTGATGCCGGTCGGCCAGATGAGCGCGCCGCGCGCGACGATGGCGTGGCGGGCAATCAGGATCGCGTCGTCGCGGTCGATCAGCGTGGCGTCCACGTCGTTACCGAGCACACCGATGGCGATTTCGCTGCCGTCGGATGCACCGGGATCGAAGGCTTTGAGCTTGGCCGTGGCGGTGTCGCGGCCCACCACGGTGCCGAGGGCGAGGTTCTGCGCGGCGGCGACGGTGTTGGTTTCACGCGAGTAGAGATTCGGCGCTTCGTACTTGAGCACGTCACCGAGGTTCTTGGGCTGGGCAATGGCAGTCATGGCTTACTCCTTGTGGGCGAGTTTCTTGGCGGCGGCCACCACCGGGCTGTGCTCGGGACGCAGCGACGTCCCGGCTTCGGCGGTGATGCGCGAGGCGATTTCGGGCTGCTCGGCGCGGGCGTCGAGCAAGGCGCGGCGCACCTGCGCTTCGGACAGACCAGCAGTAAGGAATTCCGCCGTGCGCTGTGGCTGCCCGGCGATCAGGCAGAGTTCGGCGATGCCTTGCGCCTGGCCGAGGCCGCTGGCGCGCGCGTGGGCCAGCGCAGCGCTGGTGGCAGGCGTCGGCGTCGGATTGGCTTCGGGGTGTGGCTGATCGTCCTGCGGGGCGGGATCGACAGGATCGAGCGTGTCTTCGTGGTGTGGATCGTGTTGCGGGTCGTTGTCGGTGATCATGGGGTTCTCCAGGGTGATGAAACGGTTTCGGATCAGGGCGGTGGATGGGTTTGCTGGCGAGGCGCGCGCCAGTCCCGGCTGCACCAAGCGGCGTTGCGATGCCAGCGCTTCGGCAAATTCGGTGAGCACCTGATCGAGCGGCAACACCGCATCGGCAAGGCCCGCTGCCACCGCCTGATCGCCGTGGAACATAGCGGCTTCGGTGGCGCGCACAGCGTCTGCATCGAGGCCACGCATCGTGGCGACCTGATTCACGAACAGGTCGTAGAGCCGATCCACTTCGGTTTGCAGCACCGTGCCGGCCTGCGGACTCAAGGGTTCGTGCGGTGAGAAATCGTTCTTGTGGTCACCGGCGTAGACGGCGGTGTAGGAAATGCCGTCCTTGGCGTCCTTTACCGACTGGTCGACGTGCAGCGCGATTACGCCAATCGAGCCGACACCGCCGGTTTGCGACAACGTCAGGCGCTGGCAGGCAGCGGCGATGGCATAGGCCGCCGAGTACGCGGCATCGTTGGCGTGCGCCCAGATCGGCTTGATGGCGCTGGCGGCGCGGATGCGCTGCGCCAGTTCGAATACGCCACCGGCCTCGCCGCCGGGCGAGTCCAGATCGAGCAGGATGCCGCCGATCTGCGGGTCGGCCAGTGCGGCATCCAGCCGGTCGTCGATCTCGTCGTAGGACATGAGGCCGGACGCGGCCTCGATGCCCATCGCCCGTTTGACCAGCGTGCCCACCACCGGGATCACGGCGATGCCCGTCTGCGCTGATTGAACTGGATGACGTGGGGCAGGCAGCGCCATGTCCAGATCGGGCAGGCTCTGGTGGTGCAAGCCAATGCGCGAACCCAGCACCGACAGGATCACGTCGAGTTTGGGGCGCGCGATGAGCAGCGGCGTGCCGTAGAGGCGCGACGCCAGATGGATGAGGGTCATATCAATCGTCCTGTGGGTCTTGCGGTGGTGCGACGGGTTGCGTGCCCACCGCTGCAATCGGTTGTTTGTCGTGACGCGGGTCAGAGTCGAACACCAGCCCGAGTTCGTCCGCTCGTTGGTTGTCGGCAGCGATTTCGCGGTCGATGTCCTCGGCGTCGTAGCCGAAGGCCGAGATGGCTTCCGAGCGCGACAGCAGTCCTGCGCGAATGGCCGTGAGCATCGCGTCGAATTCCTTCTTCGGATCGACCCACTGCCAGCCCTGCGGAATCCAGCGTGCCGACAGGTAGTTGCGCTTGTTCTGGTTGAACTGCGGCAGTGCCAGCGCGCCTTCCAGCGCGGCCTGTTCCATCCACGCACGCCAGATCGGGCGGCACAGTTGGTGCACGATCACGTTGTGCTGGATGGCTTCGCAGCGGCGACGAAACTCCAGCAGCCCCGCACGGATCGACGAGTAGTTCACCTGCGTCAGATCGCCGGTGAGCATCTCGTAGGTGATGCCCATCGCAGCAGCCACGGCGCGAAACTGCATCCGCAGGAATTCGGCGTAGCTCGCACCGACGTCGGCGGGCTGGCTGAATTTCACATCCTCGCCCGGCTCCAGAATCTGCATCGTGCCGGGTTCCAGTCCCGCCATTGCCGCGCCATTGGCGTCCGGCACCCCTTCGCCCATCAGGTTGTCCTCGGGCGAAAGGCGCGTGATGAAGCCCGCAAACATCGCGGCGGTCTTTTTGCGCACCAGCTCGGCATCGTCGTACTGGTCGAGTTCGTTGAGTTTGACCAGTGCGCGCGCCAGCCACGGTTCACCCCGGATCTGGCCGGGACGCAGCGGGCGGAACAGATGGACGATCTCGCTGGCCGGAACCCGCACGGTGTCGAGGCCGCCGAACCAGCCGCCGGTGCCGGACATTGGGGCCAGAGGTGACGAAAGTGCGCCATCACCAGGATGCGAGCGGTACAGGTGGTAGGCCGCGCGCCGCCCAAGCCGGTCGAACTCGATGCCCGCGCGGATCACGTTGCCCGACGGCAGCTCCTGATTGAGCGTGGTCGGCAGGTGCTCCGGTTCGAGCAACTGCAATTGCAGCCCGACCGGCAGGCCGTCCTCGGGGCGGCGGTAGCGCAGGCGCACCAGACACTCGCCGCCTTCCAGCATCGCCCGGCAGGCCAGCGCCTACAGTCCATAGAAGTCGGTCAGGCCCGCCGCATCGGTTTCCTCGCACCAGTCCCACCACAGGCTGTGGATGGCCTCGCGCAGCGCGTTGTCGGCCACCATCGACTGCGGCTTGATGCCGGTGCCGATGGCATTCGACACGAAGGCCTCGACGCCTGCCGCCGCCCATGCATTGCGCCGTACCAGATCGCGGCTCTTGACCCGCAACTCGTGCTGGGTCGAAGCCAGCGCCGCCACTGCACCGGGGTTGCCGACCTGCCACGCCAGCGCGCGGCGACCACCGCCGATGCCGTCGTAAAACGGGGTACCTGCCAATAGACGCACGCCGACGCGGCGGCGCATCCGTTCAAACCACTGCACGTTCAGAACCCCTTGCCGGTGGTGACGCGGATCTGGCGCGGCGCACCCGGCCACAGACCCGTGGCGGCAGCCTGCTCGAACAGATCGCGCTTGACCGCCTCGATGGCGGCCATGAGTTCATCGACGCTGCGGTACTCGACCGTCTTGTCGCCGAAGGTGACGCGCTTTTCGCCTTTGGCGAGCGCAGCTTCCAGCGCATCGAGGTGTGCTTGGGTGTAGGCCATCAGTGGAATACCGTTACGTTGAGTTCATCGGCATCGGTCGCCGCCGTGGAGGATGCGCAGCTCACATCGAGGTGTTGGGCGGTTTGGGTGTCGCCGTTGGCGCGCACCAGTGCGATGCGCTGCAGGCCGAGGATGTTTGTGTTCTTGAGGGTGGACGCCACCCAGCAGTAGTTGGCATCTGACATCGCACTGGCGAAGGTCACGCGGTAGCGGCCCGTGGCCAGCCGGGTGACGCTGGCCACGTTGTAGGACGCCCGGATCACCACCTGATTGCTGACGTAACCGAAACACACCCACGCCTTGGCCACGCCGGGGTGGCTGGCGTCGATCTTGGTTTTGACCTCCAACCCAATGCGGCTGGCCAAGGCGGTGAGGCGGGTGGCGAGACTCATCAGACCAGCGCGCCTTCGAACACGGCGACAAAATCGGTATCGGTGTCACCGACGGCACTGGTGGCCACCGCGCCGATGTTGCTGCGCGCCTGCGCCTGCTCGGGCGCGGTCAGCGTCTGCGCGGCATCGAAGCGCACGCGGTTGTTGACCGCCGCCAGCAAGGCATCCAGACCGCTGGTGCCGTTTTGCAGCAGCTGCTGGATTTCCACCAGGGTGTCGTAGGCGGCGTCCGCTCCGCCCAAGATTTCCGCCTTGAGCGCATCGAGCAGCGTGACGATCTTGCTGGACGAATAGGTGCTGGTGGTGGCGACCTGCGCGTCGTCGATCACCGCCGAAGACACAACCGCCGCCTTCAGTTCGTTGATGGCGGCGACCAGACTGGATTTGTCGGTGGTGGTCAGGTTGGCGAGGTTGCCCGCCTTGGCGCGCACATCGTTGAACTCCTGCGCGACGCGGATGACCAGCGATTCGATACGGGTTGCCAGACTCATGCTTTTCTCCTTCAGGACAGCCAGCGGCTTTTGATGACGCGCCGACCGGTGTTGCGATTGCCAGAAACAGCGAGGCCACCGCTGGGGGTGGCCTCGTTGAGTTCGATGTCGCGCAATGGCGGTGGCTCGTCAGGTGGAGGAGCCACGCCCAGTTGCCGCTCCAGTTCGCGCCAGTGACGCTCCTCGAAGCGATCCAGTCCCGCCGCCGCCGCTGCAGCGCGGGCGTAGACGTAGCAGTCGAGCGCCTCGTTGCGCTCGCGCATCTTTTGCCATTCACGCACGGGAAAGCCATTGCGGTCGCGGCGGGTGATCAGTTGTTCGGCACACAGCTGCTGGATGAACTCGGCGTCGATCTTGGGCAGGTGGACGAAGCCAGCAGGGAACGTCGTGGTGACGCCGTCCTCGCTGACTACTGAACCCTTGCGCAGGTTGTTGTAAAGCTCCAGCTTGGCGATGCCGACCGCGACCGTGAACACCTTGATGCCACGGCGCAGCTTCTTGCCGCCCTGCGAGACATCGATGGCCGTGGGCGTGCCGATCAGGGCCGCGCCGCGCGGCACACCCTTGACCGCCATCACGCGCGGATCGTGGCAGGCACGCACGAAGGCGTAGGCTTCCTGTGTGGCAAAGCCGGTGTCCAGCGCGAAGCGCGCCAGCGGCATCGCCGCGCCCGATGCGTGTGTCCACTGCTCGGCGAGCATCGCGGCCAAGGCTTTCCACACCGCGTCGCGGGCGGTGTCGCCCATCAGCACGCGGTGCTCGACCAGCCACGCTTCCTTGCCCCGACCGAAGGCCCAGACCGAGGCTTCGATGCGATCCTTCTGCACGTCCGCGCCACCGACCAGCAGCAGGCCACCCAGCGGCACACCGCCGATGCGGTAGTCCTCACGGCGTTCGACCAGTCGCTGCCAGTCCGGCGTTTCGCCTTCCTCGACCCAGGTCTCGCCCAGCTCGGTGTTCTTGAAGGTCTTGATCGCTGCCGCCGAGCCGGATTCCTTGCTGACCGCCGCCTCCCACGCTGCGGCGATGTCGCGCCACGCGCGCCAGCCGACCGGCGAATACAGGCTCGACAGGTGAAAGCCCGTCGTCTTGCCTGCCTCGTCGACCGTCGCTCGCCACTCGCCGTGTTCGAGCATCCACGTCTTGTGGTGCTCGGCAATCGCGGTGTCGCAGGATTCGCAGATGTAGGCCGCCGTCTCAGGCAGCCCTTTGTCCCAGCGCAACTGCTCGAAGCGCAGCCACTGCCGGTGCGAACAATGCGGGCACGGCACGAAGTAGCGACGCTGGTCGCTGGCCTCGTACTCGCGCTCAATGCTCGACGCGCCGGAGATGGTCGGCGTCGAGACGATGAAAATCTTGCGCCGCGCAAAGGTGCGTGTGCGCGCTTCGGCCAGCGAGATCGCATCGCCTTCGCCCTCGACGTCCAGCGGATAGCCGTCGACCTCATCCAGAAACAGATAGCGCACCGGCATTGAGCGCAAGCCCACGGCGCTGTTCGCGCCCGTCATCACCAGCACGCCTCCGCGAAACTCCTTGGCCAGAATCGTGTTGCCCGAATCCCGGCTACGCGCTGGCGCAATCAACTCTGCCAGCGCAGACGACTCCTCGATCAACGGGTCGATGCGCTGCTTGCTGTTGCGCTTGGCCATTTCCACCGTCGGCCACACGGCCATCATCGGCCCCGGCGCGTGGTGGATGACGTAGCCAATCCAGTTCGATCCCATCTCGGTCGCGCCCAGCTGCGCGGCCTTCATGAATACCACGCGCTCGATGGGTGACATCGGCGACAGACAATCCATGATCGCTTTCAGGTACGGCGTGCGGCTGGTGCGCCAGCGCCCCGGTTCGGCAGACGCCTTGCTGGACAGCATCCGGTGCCGATCCGACCATTCGGACACGGTGAGCAACGGATCGGGCGTCAGCCCTTCGCGCCACGCGCGTTCGATCTCGGCAGCGCCTTCGTAATCCATCATCGTCAGTCCACACGCGGGCCAATGTTGGCAACTAAGTCGCCCAGTTCGATCAGGTGCTCACGCACGGCCGCCTCCAGCGTGATGTGCATCTGGTGCGCGTCGACGCCAAGCTGAGAAGCCATCTGCCCGGACACCCGCGCAGGCCAGTTCAGCCAGGCATCGCGCTCGATGCGCGCGAGCTTGAACACATGCGCCACGGCCTTGGCGCGGTCGACCAGTTCTTCCTTCTTCTCGGCCAGCTCCACCTGTTTGAGCTTGGCCTTGAGCACTTCGTTGACCGTGCGCGCCTGCAGCAGCGAGGTGCCGCCGGTCGACAACGGCGGCACACCGGCATCCGGCGTGTCGCGTGGCGGTGCTTTTGCTACTGGTTCGGCCCGCGCTTCCCGGACGCTGGCCGGTTCCGGCACGGCAGCCTTACGCTGTTGCAGGGTGTTCTGCGCCCACTGCGCGTCTGCCGCCTCTGGATCAATCGTGCCGTCGGTCAGCGGTGTGATCCGCCCGGTGTCGATGGCCTTTTTCACGGCCACGTGCGACACGCCACGGTGGCGCGCGTAGGCGCGAATCGAGAGTCCCATCGTCACCTTCTTCAATCATTTGTTCGTCGTTTCCCTGCAATTCGCTTGGCTTCCATCGGCAACAGCGCGTTCATCACGTCACGCCAACCACACCCCGTAAGGAAGCCGCCATGAGCCAGATCGACACCATCCTCACCCTGATTGCCCAGAAGCATCTGGGCATCGACACCCTGCAAACCCGCCACGCCGACAGCCTGGACTTCCACGACACGGCGGTGTGGTGCATCCGGGATGCGCTGGAGGCGGCCTTCAAGGCAGGCATCGAAGTGGGCGTTGCGCTGCCCGCGCCCACGGAAGCAGAAATCGCCCGCGACTGATCGCAAACCCGCAAAGCCAAGCAAAAAGCGCTTGGCTCCAGTCCCGGACAGCGCGTTCATCACATCGTCATCCACCCCGAAGGAACAGCAAATGACCACGGCCCAACTCACCCCGGCGCAGCACGCCATCCTCGCCAAAGCCATCAACGTCAGCGCAGGCAAGATCGACTGGTTCCCTGACAACATCAAAGGCGGCGCGCGCAAGAAGGTGCTCGACGGAATGTTCAACCGCGCCCTGATCACGCCCGACGGTGACGGTTGGCGCGTCGCCGCCGAGGGCTACGACGCCCTTGGGATGGCGCGCCCTGCGCCAACGTGCGCGCCACAGGGCGCAACCGCAGCCGAGGCCGACACCTTGATCAACGATCCCGAACTGGAGGCCGACGTGGCCGCCGCCGAGGCCTCGTGGGTCAAGGACACCAAACCGCGCACCCGCGAGAACAGCAAGCAGGCCGACGTGATCCGGATGCTGCAACGCCCCGAAGGCGCGACCATCAACCAGATCTGCACGGCCACCGGCTGGCAGGCGCACACGGTGCGCGGCACCTTTGCCGGAGCCTTCAAGAAAAAGCTCGGCCTGACCATCACCTCGGATAAGACCCAAGGCAGCGAGCGGGTCTACCGCATCGCCTGA